TACCAAGCAAAGGGTGGTAGAAAGTCTGGTAAGTTAGGTAAGTCTTCTGTTTACAGTCTTAAAGATAAGGGTGAAAGTAAAAAGGAGTTTAGAAAATCTCATACAAAAGATATTAAAGATGGTCTGCTGAAGAAAGAAGATGTTCATTCAGGACAAGGTGAAAAAATTCAGAGAAGAACATTAGCATGGATGCAAAGTAAAGGACAGAAGGGTGCACCTGGTTTGGATGCAATGAAGGCACGTACCGCAGAGCACAAATCAAAACGTGGTGTTAAAGAAGAGATGGAACTTGAAGAGGAAAGGTCAGCACGTAAGATGAATGTGCGTACTAAAGGTACTATCAAGAAACAGATTGCAAAAGATGCAGAGAAGGAAGCAAAACGTCAAGCAAATAAAACTGGTGAGTATAAAGAAGCACCAAAGAAAAAACGTACTTTGAAGAAGCCATCACAACTTACTAAAGTTGTAGGTGGATCTAAACCAAAGGCAAAGCCTAAAGCAAAACCTGTTGCTGCAGTTAAAAAGGTAGCACCTAAACCAAAGGCAAAGAAAAAAGAAGCACCACGTACACAGAAAGGTGCTATGGCATATGATGGTCCTAATAAAGAAAGGAGTCAAGCTGCTGATAGAGTTAAAGCAAAGACAAAGGCAAAGCAGAAATCATTACCCAAGAAGGAAACACCAAAGTCTACTGGTAAGAAAACTGTAGGTGATAGAGTAAGAGATGTTATTAAGAAAGGTGTTAAGAGACATCGTAAAGCAACTCAACCTGCTAGAGTATTTGCTAAAGGTGCTGCTAAAGGTGCTAAAGATACTGTGAAGTTTGCTGGCAAACTTAAGAAGGCAGTTGTTGGTGAGGAAAGATTACTAACTTACAAGGAGCTTGTTGAATTGAATCGTTATGGTAAAGAGACTGGTAAGGCAACTGGTTCTATGAATAAGAGAGCAGGTACTCCAGTTAAGAAAGGTGGTAATACAAGTGACAAAGCACTCCTAGCGGTTAGGACTATGATCCGCAGAGAGACAGGTAAACCCGAAGGTCAACGCAAGAAGACTAAGGGTGAGAAAGGTAAGAGACAGATTGGTGATAGGAAATTTCCACCAGCAGATACGATTGCAAAACGTCGTCAGTCAAGAGCAGATGCTGAAAAATTGATGAGGGATACGAGTGGAACTTAAAGAAAAATCTGCTGCATGGCAGAGAAAGGAGGGTAAGAATAAAGAAGGTGGTCTGAATGAGAAGGGCAGGAAATCTTATGAACGTGAGAATCCTGGTTCTGATTTAAAGGCACCTCAACCTGAAGGTGGTCCTAGAAAGAGATCATTCTGTGCTCGTATGAGTGGTGTCAAAGGACCGATGAAGGATGAGAAGGGTAGACCTACTCGTAAGGCATTAGCATTACGGAAGTGGAAGTGTAGTGAAGATTGGAAACCAGAGATAGAACATAGTAAAATGGGTGATGCTACTAAGAAAGCAGCAGAGAAAAAAAGAAAGAAAGCAGCAGATAGTTTGCCACCACATTTACGTTTAGATGCGATGAGGAAAGCATTTAAACATACTAATGAAAGTGCTCTTAAAGATGAACTCCTTTCTGGTGCTCGGAAAAAACATTCAGATGCTAAGAAAAAGAAAACCTTTAAAGACTTCCAGTCTCAAGGTTCTGATGCTAAAAAGAGAGTTCGTTTCTATGATAGCAAAGGTAAAGGTTATATTGTAAAAGGTAAAAAGAAATACGATTAAAACTTATGCCCCTTCCAACTATTCCATACGATGAATGGTTTGACCCTATGCACAAATACAACCCCTTAGATTCTATGCCTATTGCAACAGATGAACCTCTGGACTTAGCACCAAGTTCTGTTGAACCTCAAGATGAGCCAGAAGATATTCATGAAAAGATGTATCGTCTTGCAGTAGAAAAACATTCACCTTGGGAGGGTGGAGGATCAGAAAAAATACAAAAGTAGCTATATAGATTAGGTTTTATTTTTTAATTATGACTAAATTTTTACTACCTATCGCAATCAACGTGATCAATAAAGCGGTAGATAAGATCCCAGAAGATCTAGAAGAGAAACTAAAAGTGTTTCTTATCGGATTGCTTAAGAAAGCTGCTGCTAAATCAGGCAACAAAGTAGACGATCAACTAGTAGATGCTTTAGAAAAAGCTCTCCTTGAAGGTTAAAAAAGGATGGACTTAGAGTCCCCTTTTTTTATAAATAATACTAGATTTAGATAGTATCAAGGAGATAAAAACATGGCACTTTGGGGTGTAACTGATGCAGACGAAGCGAAGCCAAAGTGGGCTGTGCGTGGAAGTGGTGTAGACCCTTCTAACATCTTTGCTACTGCTGAAGGATGGGTACTTAGACATTACAAGAATGCTGGTAAAACAACGTACTGGGATGAAGTCCTAGTTGCAGTTGATGGTCTAGTAGGAGCTGGTGGTCGTGGTACTGATACGCTAGGAGAAGCAGATATCTCTGCGGTATTCTTTGAGGAGTCTACATACGCTGCTGCTGCAACTGGAACCGTTGTTGTTATATACAACGAGAAAGTAGATGTTACTAATGGTGCAACACTTGTAGTTACTAACACTACAGATAGTGCTTCTATTACTGCAACTGCTGCTGCACAATCAGCAACAAACCGTGTACAATTCACATTCACATGTGCTGCTGCCTCTAAGGTACACACTATAGGTGCTCAAACAATCTCTGGAACAATCAAGGACGCTGGTACAAACACAGCATCCGATAAGGTATTCGTTCTAGGTGATACAATTGGTGCTGGTGGATCTGGTTCTACTAAAACAATCACTACGACTTAATAATATATGAAATTTGACGAACTGAATGAGGATACCTACATTCTGTTCGCCATTAAGCATTATGAGAATCCTCACTGTGTTACACGTGAGGATTTTGATGAGGACTTAAAACGTTTTAAATATCTCAAACGATTACTTAAAAGGTACGTTAGGGGTGGACAGTTAAGAACTCATTTGATTATCAATCATTTAATCATACTGTATAATGTTTTTGGTGAAGCAGCAACCCCGTTACTCTTCTATAAATTAGAACGTGAGTACTGGGGTATTTTAAAAACCATACTTATCTATTTGAATAAATATCCTGTAGGGATGCTTCCTGAATTGGAAGAGGATCCTGATATACTGGAGGAGTTAGAAAAGGTATGAACGAAGAACTGGCTACAACTGGATTTACTGGTGGGGATGCTGCAACAGGTCCGACTGCTGGATTCGATCCTGTCATGCGTATGAGAGCAAAGCGTAAAGCTTTGAAAGGTCTCGTGGCACCTGGTAATAAGTTAAAGGCTGGTGGTAAAACTGTGAAGGAGAGTAAGGTAGATCGTTATGCTCCTAAGTCTCATCTATTTCAATATAAAGTTTCTCTTCCTGAAATAGGAGACACTATAGTTTATGCTAGTAATCCAGCAGAACTTAGAATGAAGTTACGTCTTCTTATTAACTATCGTTACAGAGGAGACATTTCTATTGAAAGGATTATGCCTGGTAATGCAGCAAAGTTCTTTATGGATAAGAGGATGAGTCATATGAAAAATGTAAAAGAGCAGACTGATGAGAAGCAGATGCAGAATCAGATAACTCGTCAGAAGCATACACTAGAAAAGAAGAAAGCAAATTTAAAGATTCAAACTATTCGTAAGCAGTTGCAGAAGAAAACACAGCAACTAAAAGCAAAAGGTCGTGTTGGTGGTAATACCCAAGACTATAATTGATGATGGATGTCAATTCTGCTATCTTAGAACGGTTAGAAAAAGTTGTCTCAACCTTACAGGAAAACTCTGTAAAGATGGGGCAACTTCTTGCTGTTCATAATGAGAAGTTAGATAAGCAGGATAGAATAGATGCTGTATTGTTTGAGAAGGTGGAGTCACTTCATCGTGAAGTAAACAGACAATCAACGGAGATAAAGAAAGGTTGTGAAAGAGACATCAGAAAAGTCGATGACCGTCTTAGAACGATGGAAAAGAAAATGTGGTCTATCTTTGGTGGTCTTGCTATTATATCTTTCATGGTTAGTCCACTTGGTCAAAGAGCGATCAAAAACTTGACAGATCAACCTCAAGCTAGTATGATAAAGGGAAGCGAAATCAATCGTATTGTCTGAGTTTGTTGATGCTCATTATGTAACACTTCTTTCTGGTAGACTGGACAAGTTTGCTAGGAAGAAAACTGATGTGTACAATTTTAGATGTCCTTATTGTGGGGACTCACAGAAGCACAAGAACAAGGCACGAGGGTATTTCTTTAGAATCAAAGCAGATATGGTATTCAAGTGCCATAACTGTGGCGTAGGGAGGACGTTACCAAACTTCCTCAAGGATCAAGCACCAGATCTCTATGATGAATACATCATGGAGAGATATAAGAAGGGAACTACAGGTAAAGGATCCTTTGTTCCCAAACCAAAATTTAATAAACCTGTATTCAAGAAGCATGGAAATCTTCAAAAAGTTTCTGAGCTAAATATTTCGCATCCAGCAAATGAATATATCGTAGGACGGCAATTAGATCCGTCCTTATTTTATTTTGCAGACCAGTTCTGTACTTGGGTTAACACTCAGAAACCTACTTTCTCTGACATTCATAAGGATCATTCTAGAATTATCATTCCTTTCATAGATTCTGATGGAAAATGGTTTGGTTTTCAAGGTAGATCTTTAAATCCAAAAGATAAGATGAGATATATAACTGTCATGTTGGATGAAAACAAACCTAAAATTTATGGACTCGACAGAATCAACATCAACAAACCAATCTACATCGTTGAAGG